TCGCGATAGTGCACCCCGTTCACGATCAGCGTCGCTACCTCATGCGGAAGCGGCATGGCTCACGCACTGAGCGCACGAATAGGACTGAAGACAAATGCGGGATGAACCACTTTATTCTCTGCTGCCAATTCCTCGGCCCGGCCACCATCCGCATAGATGCGATATGCTAATGCCAACGAGGGTGCCGGTCCCAAATCATATGGCACAACTCGCGGTAAGGGCCGCCCGACATCGACAAGATAGCGCGTGACCTTAGCCGCGAGATCGACCAATGCGCGATAGGTCGAACTGTCGTCTTCATCGGCAGTCAACTCCTTGGCGCTATCGAATTGCTGTTTCATCTTGGCCATGACCATCTGCACATCTTGCTGACTCGGAAACGTCACGCCTTGCAATACCCGCGCTTCGTGCGAAAGACTGAATAGAATGTTCGTATGCACGAAAATGGTCGGCGCACCCTCCAATGGGTCTTCGTCATAGAGTTGCAACAGCACGCGATCCAGCGCCGCCAGTGTGATCCCGGCATCGACCGCCGCGTGATAGGCATTGAGCAATTGTTGCGGCAGTGTCCGATCACCAACATATCGATCAAAGAATGCGAGTAGATCGCCGAGTCTGCGCCGCAGCACCGATGCGGGACGACCCTTCGGTGCACTGAAAGAGAGAAGCCCGGCCGCGACGCGCGTCATGATGTCTTCCATTTGTTCGATCTGACGCTTGAGCGTGATGCGCGGCGGGACTTCCAGAACGTAGCGCGGAAACTCACGGTCGAACTTGCCGGGGACGCCCCATGTCGCAGACAGCGTTCCTTCGCCCGCAAACGTGTGCTGCGTATACCACTTGTTGAATGATGTGCGCGCGAACAGGACGCCTTCGGCACCGAACATGGCACTGACTTGCGCCAACTGCCGCTGACTGCCTCCCGCACGCAGACCGCCAAAGGCAAAGAAGATTGCACTATCCAGCCAGACCGCTCGCGTGCGCGCGGTTAGACTGCCGCTACCGGAGAATGTTGCCTTGCCCTGTTGGACGGCCATTTATCGGCCGCCTTCCCCTTCACGGACGAACGGAAAATCAGCAACGCCATTTTCGAGCACTTGCATTTGTGTTTGTTCGCCATTGTTAATTGAACGTTGCATGTTTTGTAGCGCATCGACAAACCCTGCTGAAAATCCCGGCTCGCCTGCTTCGACAAATTGTAGATCGAATGCCATATAGCCGCCGCGCTCGCGCTGTTCTGAATAAGTGTAGCGCTCGCACATCACAAGCTGTTGCCCGAGATCGGGATGCACCAATATCCCGGCAAGCTCTTTATTGAGCGCAAGGATCAAATTGTCACGATGGCGCATCAAATTAAAATTTGGTCCAAGCCCCTTATCACGCAGCAATAAATATGCGGTGAATTGCCAGCGCATCGCCGAGCGGCCCATGTCTTCCGAATAGGGAATGTCACGCTTGGGATATTCATGCACGACCGTGCGGCGCCCGCTTTGCAAAGAGCCCATTTCCACATGAAACTCGACGTTGCGAAAGCTCGCCAGCACGAGACTATCGCGCCATTCGTTCTTGATATCCTTGATGCCGCCTCTTGGCATTTATCCCCTCTTCTAAGCAGGCGATTCGATAGTCCCGCCGCCACTTGGGTCTTGTTCGGCGCGAGGCGTCGCCAACTCGCGCGTCACCGATGTGTTGCCCTTGAAGGCACCATCGCCGTTGACTTCTACTTTCGCGTCACGCGGCGCATTGACCGTTACATCGAGCGTCGCTTTTGGCGCGATGTCACCCATGCGCTGTTTTGCTAATAGTGGTGCGAGCGATGGCTGGTCTTCAGTGGTTGGCCGTACCGGCAAAACAATCGGCGTCTTGGCACCTGTCGGATCAGCTTGCCGTGTCGATTCCGGCGTCGCTTCAGGATAGATCGGTCCCATCCGCTGCACTTGCCGTTGAAACCAACGGCCGCGCTGACCACCGAAATCGTAATGCATCAGATCGGGCGGACCACGTCCGCTCTTACCGGTTGGGAAAGCACCGCCCCACTCGAACCGCTCAGCAAGTTTCGGATGATTTTTTAGCAACCATCCATAGGCCGCTCGTGCAACCCGCCCATGAAGCTCAGTCTCAGTTGCACCCCAACCACGATTAGGAAGCGCCTTGCCATCGGGTCCAATGATCTGCCAATCGGATGCGAGTCTTCGACCATGAAAACCGCTATCACCGGGCCGATGTCCTGATGTCGGTCGCAATGAATAGCCTTCCGGCAAGGCCGCCGATCCTGCTTTCATTGCTTCAAGCAAGATCGGATTAACACCCCGCATACTTGCGCCAGCAACAATCTTGGCGTTTTCCGGCGTGTATGTCCCGGTGCCGGTCGCAGTCCTACCGCCGGTTGCCGCTGCGCCGTCACCACGCACCGCGCGTTGGATATCAGCGGTCGTCATCCCGCCACTAGTGGTGCTGCCACCTGCACCCTGATCTACGCCAACCTGCAATGATTTGACTTTGAATGCGGCATCGCGTGCGGCACGCCATTGCTCATCTGTCAGTGGAGTCGCTTTGTTCTGCCATTGCGTTTCATATCGCGCCATGGTTTTGAGGAATAATATACCCTGGTCTGTTTTCAGAAACGCGGGAGTGATTCTTGTGAACCGTGAAATGCCGGTTTCTTTCTCAATGATTGGTGCATATGACGTTCCGTGACCAACCCACTGGCCGATCAAATCCTGCATCGTCTTGCCCGAATACAACGGGCTCTGTGCCATTTTTCTAATCGCCGCCGCAGCGCCCGCCATCTTGCTAGGAAAAATTGCAGGCGTATCGTATTGCGTAATTTGAAAACCGGGCTTTCCACCTTGTTGCCCGGCATACTTGTCAAACCACATATTGAACGGGTTATTGAATCGCTCACCTGCCGGGCGCGATTTATCGCGCAACTCAGCCATGGTTGGATATCGCCCGCCTTGGACGCGGCCTTCCGTATCATCCAGCGGGATTGTCGGCGGCGACGGAACACCGCCGCTCCCGCTACCGCCAGCACCGGGCGCCCTTGTCGCAGCGGGACCGGAAGGACCGCCAGCTAATCCCGGTATTCCAGCCGCACCGCCGTAGGTCGTCAGACCCGGCGCTACAGCACCAGCGGGAGGACGCGGAATAAACCCTCGCTGATAAGCTTCCTCAAGTGTCTGTGCCGCTTGCGCAGGACTTGTGGGCACACTCACACTACCGGGCGGCCGGGTCACTTCTGTCGGTGGCGCCAACACACCGCCGCCACGACCAGCACCGCCACCGCCACCGCCAACACCACCGCCCGGCGGCAGTGCTGCATATTGCGGTCCGCTCGGCCCGCCACTAACACCGAGCAATTGACCTAAGCGGCTTCTTCCGCCGCCAGCGCCAGCGGCAAAGCGCGTTGGCTTCCCCATGATTTCCGCAAGTTGCTGTTCGGCAAGAAAGTCATTGAGCCGATTCAATTCATTGGTCGTGATCTCGACAATCTGCGATAGCTCACGTGTGGTGAATTGATCCTCTTGCGAGAACGCGCGCGCTTGTCCCTGCAAGCCCTGTTGCAATCGTATCGTCTCATCGAAGTCCGGCAATCCGGCACCCAATGCTGCGGCCATACCACCACCCGCGCCCGCAAATTGCAGTGGCTGCATGCTCGGCGCCTGCGGTGCTACTCTGCGATCACCTTCGTTAGTGCCCGGCTCTTTTGGTTTACCCTCGCCACCTTCGCCTTCCGGTTTTGCGGCCTGACCCTCACCTTGCGCTGCGCCTTTCACTGATAGGGCGATGCCAGTGAGCGTCACCATCACGCCAGCGAACAGACCCAATTTTTTCAATCCGCCAGCCGTAAGCGCGAGCCACGTAATCAATCCCCAAACCGCCGCCTTTTCATAGGCCGTAGGCTCGCCCAATCCTTTAAGCTTATTATCGGCATCAACGATGTAGCCTGCTGTGCCGACGATGATATCTTTCAAAGCAGAAAAGAACTCACGAATGTCTTTTTCAATTTGCTCCCAAGGAAGCCCCTCAAGATATTTAGCGAATTCTTCAACACGTTTTAGAAATTCCTGGCCGGGTTCAGTTTGTAACCATTGGTCGAATTGAGTCATCATTCGCGTGAAGATTGGAAGAAACGCATTGCCAACACGTGCACCAACATTTTGCACGGTTGTAACCATATTGATGTAGGCCCATCGAAACGCGATCATCGCGGGCCTATTCAATTCAATCGACTTGCGCACCTGCGCAAATTGCTCGCCGAAAATCTCGGCAAAGCGCGGATCGAGTTGCCATGCCTGCCAAAAGAACTGGCGGTCATAGTTGTTTTTAATTTCTTTGCTGCGCTTGACGATGAGTTCGATAGCGGCATCATAACCGCCCGCATCCAGCGCCCTGTTGACGGCATCAACAAATTGACCGCCACCAGCCGCTTCTTGTAATTCCTTCGCGACTGGCGCGCCCTGCCGAAGCCGCTTGAGCTTTTGTAGACTTTGATAGAACCGCTCAAGTTGACTTTCTGCCTGCCCGCGCTCGACGCCGAGTGCAACCAAACGATTGCTCAAATCACGGAAGCGTTCGACGCTGACTTCAAGTGCGTCCGCCGTATATTGCGTCTGCAATGCATCCCCGGAGACACGTTGCAATTGCCGACTGATCGCCGCCAGCGTGCCGACGATGGTGCCGCTCACCAGCGTTGTCACGCCAGTGATGGTTAATAGCGAATTGAATTCCCTTCGACCAAAACTCGCCACACCTTCAATCGCTTTGAACTGCGATTGAACGTTGCGCATCTCAACTGAGCGCGCAACACCGCGTATTTTATTTTCAAATTCTTTAAGCTGCGCAGAAAATTCGTCGCGCAGAAGTATGCGGACGACTTCAGTCACAACAACTACTCATAATTGATTCCCGAATCCTCGTTCCAATTGCCATTGCCGCCAATCGGGTCCATTTGTGCTGCGCGTTCGAGGTTGTTTTCACGGAACAGGTTTCGCGCCTCATCGCCGCTCCCGCCACGCGTGCCCGTCACATTGATATCGACAGCGGCGTTGCCTTCCATTGATCGGGCGCGGTTTTCCTGCGCTAGTAATGGTGCGAGCGATGCTTGTCCCTCTGCTCCCGCACCGGGATGCCGCGTGAATGGAAGCGGCCGTCCTCCCGCGCGCATTTGTTCTTGCATCATTTCCGTTCGCGTGCGCAGGAACATTTCAGGGCTGATGACTTGATAACGAAATTGACCGCCGGTCGGAAATTCCGGTCGTCCTGTTAAACGTGCCTGCCTTGCTGTTGGGGCATAACCCTGCCGCTCAGCCAACGCAGCATTGATGTCGATTGCCTTTTCTCTCGATACCGGCAAGTGCTGACTTGGGCCAAGATCGACGGCGCGCGCCAGTTGACTCACGCCACTGCTCGTGCGCGTCAAATCCGTCACGCGCACCGGCATTCCCGCAAATCCCCCGGCCGGTCCCGCCGCGCCTGCAAATGGAATGGCAACGCCAGGAGTGGACTGCGGATATCCTGCCCAATTGGGAAGCGGCTGACCCTTTTTCGGACCGCTGGTATAAATATCACCGGGATCATACCAACCGCCGGGTACTTTGCTCCCTAACGATTCTGGAAAATTACCGAACCAACTCGCCTTTCCTTGACGCGGCCCGACAGGAAAGCCGGGCGATATCGCACCACGTCCAATCAATCCGCCACCCTTACCAATTCCGGCCTCTCCAAATCCGGCGAAGCCAAGCGGTCGATTTGCAAATGGATTAAATTCCATCTCCATTCCGCTCGGACGATTGATGGTGCCACTGCCATAGGGATCATCCATGCCAGTGATACGCGGCCCCTCACGACTTGGCCCCGCTGCAAATCCCAATGCCGTGCCTTCGATCTGCGGCACACCAGCAACGGTTTCAACCGTCTGACCGCGAAGCGATCTGATCTGTTGTTCAATACCGGCGCTCCCGATCATCGCTGGCAAGCTCGCCGGGGGCGGAACCGCGCGCGCCATGCCTTGATATTTTTGCATGTGCTCAAACACGGTCGCAGGATCGGCTTCTTCCCCGATCTTCGGCACTGCCGCACGTTCACCAAAACGCAGACCGCTCGCCAATGGCGATAGCAATCGTCCGCCGGGAAAGAATGTCGCTATCGCCGCTTTTAACTGTGCATCACTGAAAAATGCAGGCTTGATGCCAGCGCCTCTGATGTCTTCGGGAAATTCCGTGCCGGGTCCGCCAGCGGGGCGCTTGATCGTGCCGCTGCCATAAGGGTCTTGTTGACCAGTGACATTCTCAGTCGGGGTCGCTTGTGTTTCCGGCGGAATCAGAATGTTATTCAGGCGCAGCAATTCATCATTCAATGTTCTGAAATTATCGCGCAAGTCATCTTTCTGGCGATGCTCCATGCGCCGATCTTCAATGTTTTCCGATAGCGGTGCATTGGCCAGAAAGTCATCCATATTGACTTTCAGGTCTTGCAGGAAGTCAATGAACTTTTCGTCTTGCTGACCAAGCTGCACGTCAGCAAATTTCTGTGCACCACCAGGAAATAATGATGATGGACCTACATCTCGTTTTAATCTGTCTTGCTCCCCGTATATGCCTTCGAAAATTCCGCGCCAGCCGCCACGTCTCCATCGCCTGCGCAGTTCCGGCCCTACACCTTGTTCTTCTTCCTCGCCCGTAACGGCTCGGCGAATATCACCAATACTAAATTGAGGCCGTCCTGGCTCGCGATCCGCTGTTGATGTCGCGCGCTGTTTTGCCCACAAGGCCAATGTGCCACTCGCGAGCAAGGCCAACAGCACCGGATGTCGCGTGAAAAATAATGCCAATGCCTCTAACTTGAGGATGACCCCACCAAGCCAAGTCGCTAAACCAATCGCGACCAATCCTTCAAGAACAACCTTCCAACCTCCCAAGGCTTTGACAACTTCGTTCGCCGCCTTGAACTCTTCTTTCAAATCCTTGACGGTCTGTTTCAGATATTCCCATGTTTTGCGAAGCTCGCCTTCGCCCTTCGTGAATTTCTCCAATTCCTCCGAAAGCTGTAATCCCCATCCCTCGATACGTTTGAGAAATTCCTTGCCTGCCGGATCATTGTTCAACCAGTCATCCAATTTCTTGAACAGCTTCTCGAATGATGGCAGGAACGCATTGCCAATGGTTGCGCCGACATTTTTGACAGACCCCTCTAGCTTCACCCACGAGATCGAAAACTTATCCAACTGTTCTTTGTTGGGCACGATGACATCGTGCAACTGCTTGGCAAATTTCAATCCTTCGGGAAGTGCCCGCGAGAGGTTGCCAAAAATTTGCAACAGCGTGTCCGCGCCCTCTCGCTTTCCCTCCGCAATAAGTTGGCGGATGTGGCTGGCAAAAAATTCCTGCGCCGCACCCATACCTTGGGTTCTAAATGTTTCAATAAGCTCTCGGCCAAATTGCTGGCCGCCCGGCATCTTGAATAATTCTTCCCAAATTGGATGCTCTTGGCCTTTACGGCTCATTCCGGTAATGGCCTGCCCCAATTGCTCGATGCTGCGCATAGCCTCATCGGCAGAAGCGCCCGCAGCCTCAACCCCCTTGGACATTCGCGCAAGCTCGGTCGCGTTGATGCCAAGCGCATCAGATGTTTGGTACAGCCGCTGTCCCGACTGCGCAAAATTCCGCAACGAATTAGCCATCAACGCAAGCGACGCAACAACACCGCCGCCGGAAACGACGCTGGCCGCACCCATCAACTTGAAGACGGTACCAATCTCCCGGCCAAAATGTTGTGCCGCTCTTGTCACGGCATTGAATTGAGTAGTCGCGTGCGAGAAATTGACGCTCTGATCGAACTCACGCGCCGAACGTGACATCTGATTCAGCGCGCGGCTGAATTCATCGCGAACGATCAGTCTTAGTGCTACTAGGTCTTCAGCCATTTATCTTTCGTTCTGTGAACGCAATGCATCTTCTTCGGCCGCAATCTCTTCACCGAGACGATGCGTCCAATAGAGATGCCGTTGGATTTCAGTGAGTGGCTTTTCGAGGAAGATGCTCGGATCGACGTGGTAGAACTTGGCAAGCTCATAACAGCGCAAGACAAGCTGATCCGGTCCGCCGCCTCCACTCACCCCATTGTGGGCATAAAAAAACGCGACAGCTTGTAGGCTATCGCTTGCCATTCCCCGGCTGGAATCATGCGCACGCTCGACGGCGGGATCGCGCACAGCACCGAAATCATGTTGTTCATCTTCTTTTCGTTGAAGCTTATCGTCGGAAAATCGGTGCCGTTGAATTCCAGCGAGATCGGATTACCCGCCCGCTCGATGTCGCCAGCCGTCGGCTCGCGCCATGTCAAAACTTGCACATCCTCGCCGTTGGCACGGATCGGCTTCGCCAGTCGGTGCTCCATCGGAATTTCCGGTGCCGGTGCAGTTGTGTCTTGCTCTTTCTCAAAGTCTTCCATTTCGTCAGCCATTGCGAACTCCTTGACGATTTGTCTATGCTGCGATGGCTACCGTGACAGTCGGTGGCAGGGCACGTCGGATTTGGCGCAACTCAGTGGCCTGACGAAACGTCAGATTGCGGCGTGCCTCTTTATTTCAGTCGTCGTCACCTTGCACTTGTACCGTCACCTTGCGCCCGGCTTCCACGACCAATTCGACTTCGCCGCCGGACGGCAGGTTGGACGTTTGCGGCGGGCCGCCGCCGGTCTGCTTGACCACGAGATTTTCGGCAACGGAATCGCCGATCTTGGTCGTGGGCTGCACGTTTTGAATCTTGATACGCGTCGGCATAGTTCGACTCCTTCACCTTCATCCAGATTTTAAGCTGGCGTGTTTACATCAGTTCTTCGCAGGTCGTGCCTTCCCAACGCACGCGGAATTGACCGTCACGCGTGTTGTTTTCCAAGGCCGACTTGCAGGCCGCTTCCTTGAGAACGTAGACGTGACCGTTGGCAAGCTCGGCAGTGACGGTCACTTCGACCATCGCCTCCAAGTCTTCCATGCTCACGAGCGGATCGGACGTGATGTCAGCCTCGATCCATGGGACTCTCGGCAATTCTTGGTAGCCGTGAACATAATCTTGCCCTGCGATCATCGTGCGCTCTAGTGCACTCGGCGAAACGGTGAAGTTGCCGCGCACCGGCAAGATACCGCCATCGACTTTCAGAAACGCAATACCAGCCACACGAACGGCCACATGAGCCTCCTATGGTTCGGGTTTGAGAGACAGGAAAGAAAGGAACCAGCGCGCGCGGAAGGGCGCGAGCACTCACCGGGCAGATGAGCGCTCTAAATCACCACGCGCGCTGGTTTTCAGTGAACGCGACGGATCGGAACGTTGTGCTTGTTGACCCACTCTTCAAGCGCGTGCTGGCATTCCTCACGCGTCGAATAGACCTGCGGGCTGTCGCTGATCGCCCCATCCTCACGGATCAAACGAACATGCCAGCCCGCTTTGGTTTCTATGATGAAGACTTCGACATCCATGGATGCCTCCGTCGTGACTGGCTTTACGTGCGCGCCCCTTGCGTCGCCGCAACCTCCAAGTCCTGCCCTCTATTGTACTGGAGCCTGAACTGCGCGAGAACGGCGAAGATTCTCAACTGATTCACAAGATCGGGCGGGTAGAGAACGTTTACGCGATTCGGGTCATTAGGGTCGCGCTCGACAATCAAGTGGTTCTTGAATTCGCGAACGTTCTCCACAAGACCGTTGAACTCATCGATCCGGTACTGAGCGACAAGCTCGGCGCGGATGATGTTCGGCGTGACGATGGCTTGTCCCGGCCCGAAGCGGGTGCCGTCATCGGCGAGCTTGTGACGCGGGAACTTCGACGTGATCGCGTGCCGCTGATTGCGCAGCAAGCGCGCGAGCGTCGCCAGCGTGGTGACCAACTCATACGCATCGTCCGGCTGGCTGTAGAGATTGAGCCGGTAGGTCGTGCTTTCACGCGCGATCATCGGCTGGTTGTCCGAGCCCTTCTTTTGCGTGGCAAGTCCGTTCTGCGCCATGCTGTTGAGTTCTTGCCAAATGAACAAATCGTTGATCGGCGCTGGCAAGATGCGATTGAGCGAGAGCGTTTGCAGCGGTCGCGCTGGATCGTTGAGCAACGCGCGCGCGGCCTTGGCGCAATATGCCGCCGTCCATTCGATTTGCGGCGATGGCGATGTCAATTCGACCGCCATCACTGATGTGACGCCCTGATTGCGCGACTGACCAAACGTGATCAGATTCGCATAGGTGTCCCGCTTGGATGCGAACAGATGGCCAAAGTGCTGGCGCATCCATCCCCATCTCCCGGTGTCGCTGAAACCATACTCGGTTTCCCATGCGAGCAACGTCGTGGAATCGGTATGTGGGAGCGCCACATATTCGAATTCCTGCTCGCCGAGATTGGCGATGGCAGTGTCATAGATCGGAATGCCAGCACCGCCGGTAAGCTGTCCGGTCGCCGGAAGCGTGAGCACCATACCGACCGGCAATTCTTCGCCGCCGACTTTGCCATAGTAGGAATGCGTCACACTGATATCGTTGCCGTTGATACCTTTGGTGCGCGCGGTGAGCGTGACTGTGGCTGTCGCTGCCGTCGCCGTGACTGGCAAGATGTTGGTGCCAACTGCACCATTGATCGCTGACGCAATCTTGGTCGCAACTTGCGTTGTGGTATCGGTTGCACCAATCGTGACCGGCACTTTGTGACCACCGATATAGAGCGAGATCACGCCCGCTTCAGTTTGCGCCGTCGCCACTGTGATGGTGCCGGTCGCTGCGCTTGCGCCAACCGGTTCATCGACCGGTAGGCCCCATACCTCGTGCGCGAAATTATTCGCGAAAAAACTACGAAACATGAAGGCAAGCTCGGAACCGGTGCCATACTCTTTATCGGCTTGCGCTTGCGTCCCGATAGGCTTGGCGACATCCTTCGTTGCAACGCCAGCCGCGATCTTGGTGCCGACAAGCAGCGCCGGTTGCCGCAGCACCGGCAGACCCGCTTTCGAGGGATCACCTTATCTTCACAAACAAACGCTACTTTGTTTGCCGTCCTTGCGGACTGCTGCATATTCCTATGCAGAGGAGACTATATCTTCACCCTCATCTGAGGGGCCGGGGGCTTCGGACCGCTTGGTCCTACGAGCTTTCGCTCTAGTCGTTGCACCTTCCGCATTTCTGCGGCTTGGCTCAGGATTGTCCGATCTGGATTTTCCCTGAGTTCACCCGGTTTGATACAAACCGATTACTCGGTAAGAGAGGCTTAGAATTCAAACCTCGACGTAATAGAGCGGAATCTTGGCATTAGCAGGAATCGCGGCGAAAGAAATCGGCATAACCGATCCTCCTTTGTTTGAGTTATACTCAACGAGCCGAGACAACGATTCGCAGTCGTCGCCCCGGCTCTCGCCACAAAAACCTTTACGGGAGGTTTTCATGACTAAGGCGACTTGCGTTTTGTATTGGCTCTATGACGACCGTTGCATCTGCCCATGGCGCCATGGATACATCGGCGTCACCGTTCGTTTGACTAATCGACTTTCCGCACACCGCCGTTCAGGACACTTCCCAAACTTTCATTGCCAAATTCTATTTACTGGATCGATCATCGAGTGTGCGGCGCTTGAATTTAAGATGCGGCCAAACGGTATGATCGGCTGGAATGTCGGCTGCGGCGGCAATAGAAAATCAATCGAACAACGTGAGAAGATGCGTAAACGCGCATTGACACGTTGGTCTGATCCTGCCGCGCGCGTCGCCCATCGTGCCATTGTGAAAGCTGGCCTTGCTGGCATCGACCGTAGCGGCATGAGTAACGCGAACTACGGCAAGAAGACCAGCGAAGCGGCGAAACAGAAGATGCGTGATCGCATCATCGAACGCGGCGGCATTGCCAATCCTATACCGAAAGGTAGTCACCGCACGGACACAGAAAAAGCCGCTATCAGTGCAGGCACTATAGCTGCCGGTCCATTAACGCCAGAGCAACGCGCACGGCAGATTGCCAATACACCGCGCGGCGAAGCGCATTGGCGCAATAAAGCGATTTAGCTATTCGCTAGGCTCGCTGCTTTGGCCGCGTCGGCCAGAGCGAGATGACTGGCGTCCTTCGCCACCGCCGCCTTGCGACTGCTCGCCCTCTTGCTGCTCGCCTTCCGCACCAACCAGCGTCACGTCGCCATCGCGCAAGCGGCGCTTTGTGAATTGATCGTTCGGCCATTCGAGTGAATCGAGATCACCGAACGGAATTGGTACGCTTGGATGCTGGATATGCTTGCGCACATTTTCATTGGCTGGCGCGACGCGCACTTGCTTGCCGCCCAATCCTTGGATGTCTCTGTTGTTGACAAGCTCGACCATGTTGTCACTCCGTTTCCTCTGTTTCGATATCTATGACAAGTTTCACTTGCTGCGTGCTCTCGGCCTTCTCCAAGCTCGGATACACCGTTTCCAGATGCACAGTTTCAAGTATGTCCAAGATTTCCGGCGGATAGTCGAAGCGATAAACGAACGTCATATTGAGTTGTAATTCGCCGATGGGCATTTCGTTCTGATTGCCGACAGTGCCATAGGTGATTATCTTCGAAATGTGATTAACGCCCTCGATATTGTATTTGCTGAGCGGCCCCATCTGCATGAACTTTTCGTCAGCAAGCAGGCCAATGGTGATCGCGTCGTAAGCCGCATCCAGCGCATTTTCCAATTCATCGGCCTCGATGTTCGGCAGGATCACCGACATGCCGATTTCGCAACTGTGCACAAACTTTGGCGCCCCGGCATTGGCATCGCCATCGGCGCGTCCGGTATCCGGCAATAGATACACGCCGACAAATGGCAGATCAGTTGGCTGCACTTGATATGCGCGTGTGAAGCCGAATTTCTTGAATTTATGAAAGAAGCCGATCTGCGGTAGCCGCTCAAGGATGCCGTCGCGGATCACGCGTGCCTGACTCATGGCAACGGGATCGTCACTCGTTTGAGCGTGCAATGTACTTTGCCGGTGCCGCCGATCTCATCGATGTCGGCGATTTCGAAATCGCCGGGCGACGGCATCGACATATGCGCGGGGATATTCACGCGATCCAACGGCATCGGCATGGTGCCGAAATCCGCCACGCGCAGCGCCAGCATGGTGCGCTGATCCGAGAAGATCACGTTGCCATCAGTCATCACATCGATGGGCTGCGTGAAATAGGTACCGCGCGCCGGATACGGATGCACGCCCGGTTGCGATGCTAGTGGAGTGATGGTGATCGGCCGCGAGAACTGGTCGAATACCGGGCCGACCACCAATGTGTTCATGTCGAACATGGTCAGATCGCCAGTCGTTCGAGGAATTTTACTGCTTCATCGTGCGCAATTTGCCGAATGCGGAAGCGCGGCCGATGGCTCACAGAACGGACGCCGACATAAGCAACCTTGCCAGTATCCTTCCAAATCAAGAGCGGTCGATTTCGCAGCCGAATAACGTTTCTTTGCCTTTTCGCAGAAATGCCCTTCAATCCAAGTCCAACCGGCATCCATAAGTATGGCCGCCCCACGCTCACGCCGCCGTATTCATAGACTTTCATGTAGCTTGGCGATTGAAAGACTTGGATCATCCAACCGCCTTCGATCTTGCGCGCCCTGGTATTAAGGCCGCGTGCTGCGCTCGACATGCCGGTTCCGCGTATCTGCTCGCGCGTGCGATTGCGTATCTCGCGCTGCGTGATGCTCACGCCTGCGCGCGTGGCTTCCGGCCAATCGCGCATTTTGACGGCGACATCGATTTCGAAGCTCATATCAAAATCCGCCGATAGGAGAAGATCAGCGCTTCGATCATTGGCGCCAGCGATTGATTGAATGGCGTTCCTGACTTGCCGCCGCCACCCCCGCCGCTGCGTCCGCCAGTTGATTGTCCAGCCGCGACCGCTGGCGCAAAGAAGCGAACACTGCCCACGTTATTGTCAGTGATCGATTGGATGGTGCGATCACGCGCGCCCGCGAAATAGGAGTCCTTACAAAGCTCGATGGTCGCCAGCGAGAGACGCCCCGGCGCATCTTCGGGCAAGTCCCATCCGCCCATGTATTCGACGGCGACCGTGCCGGTCCACATCGCATGGTTGGATTGCCAGATATGGCCATCAGGATCGATGTCATACAGCGTATCGACGTTATCGACTTCGAAGTTGAAAATTTCAGTGACCGGAAAGCGTGAGAGCACCAACGGTGCGGTGCCATCCATATTGGGGAACGTCTCGACCAATCGTTCTTTGCCGAACGAGCGATCACACATGCCCGCGATCACGTCGGACGCCAGATGGATGAGCGTTTGCAGATAGGCGTCGTCTTGCGTGGTCGTGATCTTGAGATAAGTCTTCAATAGATCGAGCGTCACCAAATCCTGGCTGTCGGCGGCCTCAATGATCTCGACCGTCGAGTGCGCCATCACCGCGTCTCCGTGTGATATTGCTCAAGGAAGGGACGCAGATCGATGATCGAGCCCTCGCTTCCATCATCGAGAATTTCCGTCATCGTGTATTGCGGAACGTTGTACTTCCACGTTGCTCGCTTGGCTGCACCCGGTGCGCCGCTTTGACCGCGATCACCAGGGGGGCCGCGATCTCCCTTCCTGCCAGCACCCGCAAAGAGTTGCCAGTTGGCACCCGGACACGGACCGGGATTATCGCAGCGCGCCACGAAGGAAGAATTGGATGACATGACAACATCGTGCTTGGAATAGCTCTTACCGACATCGTAAGTCCCTCGGATCACAAAGCCCAATCCGTCCGCGCCAGCCTTACCGTCGGCACCGCGATGCGCGATTGGAATCCAATCTTCACATGCGCCCGGTTCGCGACCGGTGTCTTTCATTGCCTGCCATGTGCAACCGCGATGCGTGACGATGGCGCCCGCGTAGTGAACCTTGTCCTGCCACGGCTCGACAATCGGCAAGCGGCCTTGCGGGCCGGGCTCGCCTCTTTCGCCGCGCTCGCCCTTCAAACCTTCGGCGCCACGTTCACCCGGCGGACCCGCAGGACCAACGACCGTTTCACCAGCATCGCCTTTATCGCCTTTGGCGCCGGGCGATCCAACTTCGCCGCGCGGGCCTTGCGCGCCGTCGGAACCGGGCGGGCCTTGTAACCCTTGATCGCCTCTCTCACCGCGATCTCCCTTTTCACCCTCCTCGCCGCGTTCGCCTTTCGATCCGATAGGACCGATCTGGCCCCTTTCCCCGCGTTCGCCCTTTTCCCCTTTTGCGCCAGTTGGTCCTGGCGGTCCGATGATGGTCTCGCCGGGATCACCGCGTTCGCCCTTGGCGCCCGGATAACCGCGTGGCCCCTCGCGGCCGTCGGCACCGGGAAGGCCGCGTTCGCCAGCTAGACCGGGATCGCCGCGCTCGCCCTTATCGCCCTGCATTCCGGCTGGCCCTATCGATCCCGCTGGCCCTATCGGTCCCGGTAGCCCTTGCGGACCGACAACCCATTCGCCTTTCTCGCCGCGTTCGCCGGGATCGCCCTTCTCCCCGCGCACACCCTGCGGTCCGGGCGGGCCGACAATCGTCTCGCCGCTGTCGCCGCGCTCGCCACGTTCGCCGCGTTCGCCGGGCAAACCGCGCTCGCCGCGCAGACCTTGCGGGCCAGAAGGCCCCGCCGTTCCAATGCCGGGCTCTCCCGCTGCGCCTTTTTCGCCGCGTGGACCGGGAGGCCCGACCGGGCCAGTTATCGTGTCTCCGGGCTTCCCCGCTGGTCCTATCGGTCCTGCTTTGCCGGGCGGACCCTCCGGGCCTTGCGGACCCGTTGCACCCGGCTCGCCGTCGGCACCGTCCTTGAGTTGACCAAGCCGTGACTGCAATTTTTCTTCCAGCCGCGCAAAGCGAAGCTCCATCTCTGCCGTGCGCCGGGCGAATTCCTCACGCAACGCCTTGATCTTTAGCGTCTGCTCACGCTCAATTTGCCCGGCAATAGAGCCGAGTTCGTCACATATCTGCTGATGCGCTTCGATTTCGTTCATAGGCGGCGCGAATGGCTCTGCGATGGTCGAATGCTTTCGCTGGCGGCGCTGGTTGTGGCTTCGGCAAAGCGGCTGGCGCGGGCGCTGGTGGTCCGCCTGCGCCTACCGGCCCTATCGGCGATGGCTTGTCGTAGAAGCTCAATGGCACCATTTGTTGCTGCAATCTGACTTCATCGCCACCATCAAGTGCCGGTAAGCTTTCTTCCTCACGCGATTCATTAATCGTCTTCAACCCGCCGCGAATAGCATCTGTCTCTTGCTTGATCCGCTCGGCATTGTTTGAGCGGAGCAATTCACTAGTAGAAAGCTCAACGTATTCTTTGGGCAAGCCCGCGAGATTAAACATCGCACCATAAGCTTCCTCGATGTGCGAAAGAGCAAACCCGAGCCCTGTTGAAAGCCAAAAACGCATTAGCGCTTCCGTTGAGGCAAACGGCGTGCCGCCGATGCCGAGCACTTGCAGCGGAATACGAAAGACTAGCGCGATGTGCTCATCAGTAAACTTCATCACTTCCGCAAGCTGTGCTTCCTCTGCCTTGGTGCTCAATTGGAACGGTTTTAATCCAGCCGCGAGAATCGGCGTGCCACCTGCATTGAGCCCGCGCGATTGCTCGTTCCAGCGCTTGCGCAATTCCTCGATCTGCGGCGCAGAAAGTATCTGCTCGGTCATCAGCACAATCGATGGCCGCGCCATATTGTTGAAGAAGTTGAGTTGTTGACGGCTCATCGCGCCAGCGTTGGCGATATCAAATGCTGCCGCCAACAACGGCGATTCCCCGATCAGTGGATGACGCGGCGTATGCAATCGCACATGCAGCACGTCGCGTTCCGGCACGATCAGTTGCGATTCCCGTCCGGTCAGCCGACGCTCGATGATTGGATTGCCACCAAGGTGATAAAAGATTTCGCCAGTTTCGCTCAATTGCGGACGGCTCTCGCGTGGATTCATCAAATGCATTTCAGAAATTTCGAATCGTTCATTGCGCAGCGCCAGCGCATAAGCATTGCCGTCGAGATAAAGCGAACGCACCAAATTGAGCATGAAGTCGGAATTTGTTTGATAATCATTGGGAAAGCGAAGGATGCGCGCCAATGCCGTCGTGGTGATCCGCTCGCGTCCGCCATTGTCCTTGAGCCGCCAGTGATCACCCGGCAACATTGCGATAGTCTGCGAATACGCGCTCACGCACGCTTCGACCATCGCCGTGACCGGAGAACCGGTGACGTTGTAATCCATCTGCCACCAGTTCATGTATTGGCCAGCTTCCGAAGACAGCCAGCCGCCAGTGACGGGCAGATAATAAGGGCCAGGCAGGATCGTCCCGTTACTCTTGCGAATAAGGGACGACCACGCCCGCGTCAGTAGATTTGGCATCTACTCGGTTTTCGTCGGCTCTTGTTCGCTTTGCCGCCCGCGACGGCCGCCATGCATCGAACGCGTCGAGTATGCTTGATCGGCCGCTGGTGCCGCCTGCAATGCTCGCGTGTCTTCCGCACTGCCGTCCGGCTCGTGCTCGCTCAGGCCAAGACCCAAGCGGGCAAGATCGATCTCGGTCGGCGTCGGCGTCGGCTTGCCGCTGCGCTTCACTTCAGCTTGCGCTTGCTGTGCTGCCTGCTGATTTTCCAGATCAGTCTTGGCCGCTTCCTGCGCTTGCTTGCGCCGCTCGCGGCGACCCTGCCGATCCTTTTCTTCTTGTTCGCGTAGTTCCCTGTTGTAGTCGTCTGCCATGGGGTTCTCCTATGAACTCTCCGCGTTGAACCTCTAATGCAGAACCGGCGGGCAAGGTTCAAATGCCCGCGCGCCAATCGCAAAGACCGACGAAAGACGCTCACGTTCCTCGCCGGTCAATGCGGTTGGATCGATGGTGCGAAGCAGATTTTCCACTGCCTTGAGCTTGATGCCTGCGGCATCGCGCTGGTTGATATTCACGCGCACGCGAGGCGGGCCGATGATACGTAGATGTTTCATGTTTCCGCCTCGCATGATCGTTAAGCCAAGGTGATGAAGCGCCGCGCGACCGCGACGCCCGATCCCCATGGATTGCTGGCACTGGCATAGCAGGCCAGAGTCTGTGCCGAATCTTGAGCCGACGCGATCACATAGCTGGCACTGGTCGCGCCAGATATCGATGCCGCTCCGCGATACCACTGATAGGCGCCCGGTGTGACGCGCGGACCGACCCACAATGGCGCAGCGGTGACAACCGCTCCGTTGCTAAATGCACCCGGCGCGGCCAGATTGAAGCCTGCCTGTGCGCGCGGCCTTGGAACTGCAAAGCCGCCGGTAACTCCCATCGCTGGCATGTGATTGCCTCCTGAGTTGAAGTTGTAAGCGCGACTCAGATGGAAATCAGTTCCATCCCAGGGGGCTCACATATTGAACCATTCCCGTTCGACGCATCGACCAATTGATATCGAGCGTCATTCTCACCCCAATCGAATCGGTCTGCCAGAGTGAGCGCGTCGGCGCGGCAGGTGTCGGGCCGGGCGCAACGATGGGCTGCGGGTTGGTGTTTTCCTCGTGGATGGTCGCCTGATCGGACACATTGAACGTCGGCGTGTCACCGGTTGCCGATGCGAAGTCCGCCGCGTCGATCAGCATCATTGTATCCGCTGGCGTGCTGGTCGATTGAATGATCGGAATTCCCATCAGCGTACCACGACCGATCTCGTCGCGGAACGGCATATCGCCCGATGTTGCTGTCGGCATCATCGCGATGCTGAGCAAGTCACCGGGATTCACAATCCACACAGGCGATCTGAAGTTGCCGCTGGTCGCCGCCGTGAGCGCGTTGATCATCGACTTCAAGTCGCCGACGACTGCCGCGAGCACGCCGCCGCCGCCGGTTGGAGTGAGCGACGCAACGCCGTTGCGCAAGCCGGGCGGGCGGATCACGGTTGCCGGGTTGGTATCGAGCAACACGGCATCGATGGCGACCGCCGTGTCATCGATGATCGCCTGCCGAATGAGTCCTTCGATGGCAGGAGTCGAGTGCTCCGCAATTTCCCTGGTAAAAGTTGAGATGACACCCATTTTTTTCGGGGTCAGCGTCAGCGCGTTGAACGCACCTTGCTTTACGGGAATCGGCGAGCCTTGTTGCACGAAGGCACCGGCAATGGTCGGCGTTGTCTCACGATAAGGAATCGTGACCACGCCGTTCCTGCCGAACGTGAAGCGTGCGCCGCGTGACGCAAGCTGCGGATAGATGGAAACCGGCATCAGACTTTCCATGAAATCCGCAATCGCATGGGTGACCAGTTCTGCCGCCCATCCGGTCGTCACCGTATCGGCAGGCACCGTCGCCGCGCGCGTGATCATCTGTCCCATGATGATGCGCGTGTATTCGGACTCTTGGTTCTCGCCGTAGGTTTCCTTGAGCATATCGAGAATGGTCCGCTTGTGACCCTCGACATGCTGCTTGAGCGCCACGGTGATGGCGCGGAACACGTAATCCGACGGCTTGACCTTTTTGACCGGTGCCGCGAACGGGCGCGGCCCGGTCACCACAATGGCTGACGTGCCGTTGCCACCGTTGCCGCTGCCATTCCCGGCTTTGTGCACCGGCTCGCTGGTCAGCGCCAACCGCTGTTCCGACGCCTTGAGATTTTCCAGCAAGTTTTGCTGCTTGGCGATCTGACCGTTGATCTCGGTCGTCTTGTTCATCGCCTCATCGGTCGGATTGTTGTCATCAATCGTTGCCAGATGCGCAGTGAGCCCATCTTGCAACGCCACAAGCCGCGTCTGCGCCGTTTCGATGCGCGCAGCAAGCGGTCCATTCGAAGGAGTCGTCATGACTTTCCTCGTGCTTTGAGATGTTTCGGCGGACCCGCCATTGGACCGAGTAGCGCCATCGCTCTGTTTCTCTGCGGCAGACCTGCCAAAAACAGCGGCGAGCGTTTCGTCGGAAATTTTCAGAGACTTGGCCACTTGCAGCGCGTTCGCGTTTGCTGGAACCGAGACAAGACTCGTTTCAAGCAATTCCTGTTTCGTGAACTTCAAACCCTTCCACGGGTTTTCAGGATCACGCGGTTCGTGCCGGATGGCTCGGAAGCCGACGCTAACCGCTCTCAAAATGCCTTGCTCGACAAGAGAGCGGATTTCGTCAATGCGCGGGGACGTACCAGCCATTGCGAGTTGAAGCGTCCCGCGCAAAGCGCCGTCTTCAACGCGCAGATTCTTCCAACGCCCGATTACCGCATCGGGCGCGTGGTTGAATAAGGCAATGGGGTTTTTTTGAAAGTCAGTAACATCCCATCCCGCCGAATCAATCACATCACCCATGCGATCAATGCTGGCATCAGACAAGATGTATTCGAGCCCGTCGTGACTGCTATCGACGTGGGTCTTGTGCTGTACTTCGATAGCACCTTCGCCCTTGCCTTTTGAGCGCCAGATATCAAGGCAGATCGCGACCGCCTGCTCGCGAGGTCGCTTGTCGTCGCCCTCGCCAATCATTTCCGGGACGCAGCGACTCATCCATGCGCTCTGGTCTTCGTCATTGTGCGGGGATATGGGAATCGTAGCCTCCTATTTTTCACAGGGGTTCTTGCGAACTCACTTGATTGCAGATATCGTGGTGCATGAGCTTTAGAACAACCACAAAGCACTGTGAGGGCTGCGGAAAGCGTCTTGCTCTCAACAATTATCGTGATATTGAGCGCAAACGATTTTGTACCAATTTGTGTAAATGGCGCGCCAATAGAGAGCACTTACATTTGCCAGAAGTGCGAGCCAAAGCCGCACAAACACGATCCGAGCGAATGGCACTCGGTTTGATTCCTAAACCACCGCGTAGACCTAAACCTCCCAGCCGCTTTTGCTCGCAATGCAACCGAACGCTCACACGACAGTGCGTTGGCGATAAGTGTCGAACTTGCTTCAATAAAGCTAAGGCGAATGGCAAATACATCGCCTGCACACACTGCGGTCGAACTCTCTATCTCACATCATATCGATTACAATTTAAGAACAATTTCTGCTCACACAGATGCCATGCAGAATGGACGAAACTACAACCGTCTAAAATCACAATCACAAATAGTTGCCTTCAATGTCATAGCCGATTTGACCGCTTTCCATCACAGGGTATTGGCAAGTTCTGCTCATACAAATGCGTTGGTGCATGGCGTAGCGAGAATATGCGAGGCAAGAATGCTATCGCCTATGTCGATGGTCGCACGCCATTAAGAGTAATCATCAAGAATTCTGCGGCCTATGATGAATGGCGCGCCGCAATATTTGAACGCGATGATTGCCAATGCCAGCGATGTGATGCGGAACAAAGATTACACGTTCATCATATCGTGCCATTCAGCGCACTATTGACTCAATTCAAAGCCGCACACCCACAACTTGATCTGGATGACGATAAAGAGAGCGCATTTTTAGCCGCATTGCAATTCGCTCCATTGTGGGATGTCTCGAATGGCGAAACGCTATGCATTAAATGCCATTCATACGAACATCCAAATAAGTTGGGCTTACGAAGAAAGTCATTCCGTTCCCGCTAACGGATGTATCGTTCCCAGTCGAATTTCGGTAATGGCATGCGCGCATAGAACGCCATACCGCCGCGTGCATCGATGAATGACACGCGCGCAATCTTTGCCTCGATGGGATCGGCGACCGGCCAGAAGTTGTCGTCCAAATAGAAGACGAGCGCCGGTCGGCCCTCGACGGTGAGCCGATGCATCATTCCTTATCTCGATTGAAGGAAGTTAGTCTTTGGCCGCTTCGCCGTCCGGCTCGCGCACCATATAGACAAGATAGATGACGTGATCGTTCGCTACGTCACGCGATACGTCACGCAACACTGTCGTTGTCGTCGGTTGTCGGTAACCAGTGACATGGACCTTTTTGATCCATTCGGCTGGCACGTCATGTGGCGAGAAGCGTCCTTCCGACAATCGATCATATTGCCAGTTTTCGTTCCATTCATTGGACGGGACATGCACTTCAAAGATGGCGACCTTATCGCCGGGCTTGCCGTGACGACCGACTGCTTGCTCGCCAAAACTTTCCGCTTCCGAGAAATGTTCGGTGAGAAATACGCTGTTGCCCCGCTCATCTTTATAAAATCCGGGCTCATAATTTCGCCTTCCCGTAACCGTCAGCCCCTCCTTTGATATCTTGTCGATCAGGCTCGATACCGTGCCGTGATAAGCAACCACTTCGGGTGCGCTTTCGGCACCGCTACCACCACCGTCACCGGGCTTATCGGTAAACTTGCCAGCATCATCGCGCGGATGCTCGCTCTCGTCCCATGTTTTGGCGTGCTCGATCTGTTGCGCCAGCACGCCCGCAATCGTCAACGCCGATGCGTTGGCACTCCACACAACGATTTCGCCATTGTCCACGACACTGACCGGCACGAAGGATCGACCATTGAGATCAATAACCTTCTCGCCATGCTCGACCGCGATCCGGCCATTGAAGCTTGCTCGCTTGGATAGCTTCTCTATCACCGTCGCCAGCGCGCGTGCACTTAGCTGTTTGCCGAGCGTCGATTCCGATGCGGGCTTCTTACCCTTGCCGCCGGTAAACTTCTCAGCTTCCTCTAAGAGCTTGGTGATCGAGATGTCGATACGCGTGACACGGACTTTTGTATCGTTGGTCAGATTACCGTCTTCCGCATCGATGCCGACCTTGGCGGCCCATCGATGATGCCCATCGAGAATATAATCATCGCGCGAAATGATGGTGCGACCCTTGGCAAATTTCTCGGGGTCTTCGCGCATTGCATTGGCAACGCCTGCGACCTTTGCACCATTGAGTTCGTTTTGTGTGGCGCGTAGATAAGAGGCGAATTGTTTTTCTTTGGAAATCTCATAGCCTTGATCCTTCAAATGCTGCACGAATTTTTTGGTCTGTTCAGCATCTAGTTGCGGCATCTCGATGCGCGGGATGCCCTTGCTATTGCCAGTAAAATAAACACTCCCACGTCGTCGCGCGAGCCAAGAACTATTGGGCGTTGTTGGACACCACACAATTCCATCATGGAGCATCACGCTCTCGCGTGCGGCGATGCCTCTGGTCTTTGCAATTGCGACTGGCCGTACAACCTTATCCGCCGTGCGCGAAATGGAAACTATAAATTGCCTCGCATCAGGATTTCGTCCGGGGCGCCGTTCCTGCTGGCTCGTTGTTGACGTATGACGACCGAGCAAAGCACATGCCATTTCGAAAGTTCGAACGCGCGCTTCAGAGCGTTGAGAAAAACTATCATGATTAACCCCGCGCCAACCGTCGCCATCAATCGAACGTTCGATAAAGAGTTTTAGCTGCGATCTCGTCAGAGATCGAATGAATGCCGGATTGACAACTTTATCTGCCGCAAAATGATTGATAATTAAAGCGGCGGCCGCAGCATTAAGATGGAAACTACAAACACCGGTATCAAGATTGTAGCTTTCACGCCATGCCCGCATTTCGGTTGCTCTAATCGAGTGCAGTTCATCTCTGGCAACGCCAAACATGCGGGTCAATGCGATGCGTATTGCTTTACAGTTCTCCGGGTTCTTTGTTTGAGATTGATAAATACGCAGGGCATCAGCACCTAAATTGCCTTCGGTCCACGCCCACGCAACAAGCTCGACAATTTCGTCCTCAAAGATTGGTTCGTTTGGTAAATTGATACATGCCGCCGCGACAGGAATGCGATCTTCCCATGCAAGTAATGCACTTGTCGTCCATCGCCGTTCGCCGCCGGGGCGCGTAATTGGCCACCGATGATTGAGCGTCGTCAGCGATGAATGCGCCGCGCTCTCGAAACCCACCATCAATCGTATTTCGGCAGGAAAGACATTTACGGCTAATAGAGGTTGCCATTCCGACATACCTGTTTCGTGATTAAGTGTGAGAACTTCATTGCCAACTGCAATCTGATCATATCGACGCCAACCATCCGCAGTTAGAATTTCCGTTTGCTCATCGGCACATTCGGCGCAGAATAAGTTGCTGCCCTCGACCGTGACATTGCATAGATTGAATGTCGGCGCTTTCTGCCCTTGTTCGATGAAGCGCTGCGCCGTCTTGCCTAGCTCTTGTAGAAGCACCGAAACCGAGCGGACCTGATCAAGCTCGACCTTGCGATCTTCGAACAGCGCCCGCTGCGCATCGTAAACATCATCGGTGTGGATGACGCCGTGTTTATCGACGTAAGCATTTGCTGAATATCCCTCGCCGGGATGCTGGCGATCACGCGCCGCCACTGCCGAAATTTCTTCGCCATCACCGCCGCCGCCTGCTTCAGTGAAGCGGCCCGCATCGTCGCGCGGGTGCTCACTTTCGTCCCACTTGCCGATATAGCTATCGAAGTCGAAGCCACGCTTGGGATCGGCGCGGCCCTCTTTCCAAGTCCATTCCGGCATTAGCCCGATTTTCTGCGGCGCATAGACGGTATCAGCGGCACTTGCGGTACGATTGGCTTCGGCATGCGGTCCGAAATTCACCCATGAATTCTGCCCACGCGTTTCACTGGTCAATGCACCAATCGCGGCATCGCTAAACATGGCGGCGTGCGAGCGCCATGCATTGTCTTCGCCATCGGCACGAAATCCGACGCCCTCTTTGAAGTGGCCGAAATAGTCGTGCACGATGCGGAACAGATCATTCACCCGCATGCGACGGCCATCGATGACTTCATCGGTCATCTTGAGCATCGGATTGTTTGTTTTGGCTTGCTCGGCTTCCGCGCCCGTGCCGAAACCGGCGTCGGTCGGAAAACCCCACCAATGATTATTTTCGATCACATCCATCGCCGCCAAACGCGGCGTCTTGGCATAAGGGTCTTCCTGTCCTTCCTTGATCCACTCAATTTTTAGCCCGGTACCTTTCATTGCTTGCCATTGCGCAAGCACTTCCTTGGCCAATGCATCATATGAAGCCTTGACCGCCGGATTATCCGGATCATGCTTCATCTCATCGAATGCATTGGCAATCCGGGTCGCGCGTTCTTTATCGACTTTTTGGTATTCTTTCGGCGGATCGTACGGCAAGCCCGCATCGCGCATATAGCGCTCGGCGGCATCATGTGCCTTGCCGAGTGGACCGGGAGCGTACCAGCTATCGCTGATCTTGAGTGGCTTGTCCGGCAGTCCTACGAGCTTGGATTTTCCGGCCGCTGCCGTCGCTGCGATTCTCTGCGCTTCTTCTGCGCTTCTAGCTCGGCCTCCCCCTCTTGCTCCGCTTCCTTCTCTTGGTCCTTCTTGTCCTTGTCCTGATCCATCGCCGCCACCAGCTTCGGTGAATTTTCCATCCTCATCGCGCGGATGTTGGCTTTCATCCCATCGAACGTCAATAAAATTCATCGAATGATTGGGCCGGGCGGGCCGCCGATGATGTGGATGCTCGGCAGGCTAAAGAACAGCGCGATCAGCATATACAGGGCGATCAGCGCGACCAGCGCGAGATAAAGCTGTTGCAAGTTCGCTGGCGGCGTGATGTGCAGCAAATCTCTCAGAATCCACAGCGCGATCACGCCGAAGATTAGCAAGATCACGACCACGATTGCGATATTCACAAGCCCTAAGAGGATTCCGCCGAGTGACATGATCGCACCTATGGGTTGACGACTGCATTCGCGCCGAGCGTGCCGCGACCGGCAAGCGTGGTTACAGCTTGTAAGCTATACGGCGCTTTCAGCGCGACGAAGCCGGTGTGCACGCAGTTGATCACACCGGTCCACAACGTGTCGGTGTTTCCATTTTGATCGGTGTAGCGCAGCGCATCGAGATAGCGCGCGGGTGCCAACCGCCCGGTCACTTCGGACGGCACCACGACTTTCATCTGACCGTTGGCGGCATCGAGGATGACGATGCTCACCTTTTCCGGCGGCACGATCTCATTAAGCGCACCCTTGTCGGTGAGCGTCCATTCCAGCGTGAGATTGAGCAACGAAAGCGGCTGACCATCGGCCGCGAACAACTGCCCCGGCAAAATCCAATCGTCACCGGCAATCAAGGTGGCGGGCGGATGCTCAAGACTCATGCTGCTTTCTTACCCCACTTGTTGTTTTGCTGACCCTTCCAGGCGCCGCCGCTGGCTTTGCCTTTGAATACGGCGCCGGTCTGCTGACCCTTCCAGCCGGTGATGCCTTCTTGGAATTCGGCAAGCTCGCGCGACGGATTGGCGATGACGGTGCCTTGGCCTGCCAGCGTAGCAACGCCGGTATTATGCGCATTGGCAAAGGCGCGAAGTTGGCCGACGCCGGACAGCCTTGCATCGGCAATAAGCCGGGCCAGGAGGGCACTGCCGTAGAGCGATCCGGCGCCGTTGAGATTGGCGGCAACGACCTTGACGGCGAAGACTTTCGCCGTGAGCGTGCCAGTGCCGCCGAAGGTGATCGCGAGCCGATGCAGTTGGATTTCGCGCGCGACAAGATTGCCCTGCGCGTGCAATCCGGCATCGACATCGAGCACACCGGCTTGCTCGCCTGCCGCCCGTACCGAGCTTTCGCCCGAAAGCGTGACCGTAACGATATGGCGTAGGAACGGCGTCGGGATGAGCGCGCCGCTTGCCGCCAGCGTTGCCGCCGCGCTGCGTGCCGCAAAGACATTGGCAGAGAGTGAGCCGATGCCGTTGAGGGGGGCTGTAACGGCATCGGCTTGGCGTGCGCTGGCCGTGGCAGTGCCAGCGCCGGACAGTGTAGCAGAAACTTGCCAGGGCGGTGCAACCCCGACCGCGCGCAGGCTTCCGGCGCCCTCGAAGCGAACCGCCGGGATGTAATGGACCTGTTGCCCGGTCGCCCGCAGCGTCCCGGCCCCGGCAAGCTCGGCTTGCGCATTTTGTACCGCCGCCTGCTCGGCGGATGTGCGCAGCGTGCTACTGCCTGCGAACTCAATGGCCACGAAGTGGCGCTGGTCCGCCTCGGCAGTAAGTGCACCGGCACCCGCAAGAACCGCTGTCGCGGGCTGAATGCGCCGAATGACTGCCGCAAGATTGCCTGCCGCAGCAAGCGTTGCGGCGATGCGCTCGACCTGATCTTCACTGGCGATGAGCGCGCCGTCGCCAGAAAGCGTCGCCGTCGCAAACGTGCGACCCCTTGCGCTGGCGCTAAATCCACCTGCACCCGCGAGCCGCGCATCAACGTCGTTGACTTGATCGGCATCAGCCGCCAGCGCGCCGTCGCCAGATAGAACCGCGCTTGCGCGTGAGTAGCGGTCAACTTGTGCGACAAGCGCGCCTGCACCAGCAAATGTGATCGCAGTGCGATAAATTTGGCGAGTGATCGCACTTAGATTGCCAGCACCGGCAAAGCCTGCGCTCGCATCTTGCTGGCCACGCTTGTTGGCGTTGGCATAGAGATCGCCAGCGGCGGCAAAGATGATGCTGACCCGGTAGTATTGCCGGGTGATCGCCGAGAGGTTACCGGCGCCAGCGAATGTTGCCGTAACTGGCGAATAGCGGATCGCCGCCGCCGCAAGCGCGCCATCAGCGGCCAGCGTGATCGTGGCCAAATGAAGCTGACGCGTTTGCGCGCTGAGCCCGCCAGAACCGGCAAGCAGGGCGGAAATCTCAAGCGGTGCCCCGCCGATAATCGCATCGCCAAAGAAATCGCCAGCCGCAGCAAGCAGCGCTGTTGCTTGCTGGCGTTGATTGACACTGGCAGAGAGCGAACCGCTTGCCGCGAGCGTTGCCGTGACCAACGCATAGCGATCTGCTTTGGCGGACAGATTACCTGCGCCAGCGAGAATGGCGCTGACAGGGTAGACCTGCTCAACATCACCCGAGAGCCCGCCCGCGCCATTGAGTAAGGCGCTGACGCTATGAATCTGTCTGATGCTGCCAGACAGAGTGCCCGCACCGTTGAACACGGCGCTGGCGCTGGTATAGCGGTCGGCCTTGGCGGCAAGATTGCCAGCACTCGCAAATGTTGCCGCCACGCGATGGACTTGAGCGACTGTGGCGGAAAGGTTGCCCGCACCATTAAATATCGCGCTGGCTTGTTGCGTAATTCCGCCAGCAATTCTCATGCCGTCAGCGTATAGATCGCCAGCGCCGGTCAGAATTGCGCTGACAACATCGCGCTGCGTGACAGCGGCGGCAAGATTGCCAGCACCCGCAAACGTCGCGGTGACCGGCGAGTAGCGATCTGCGCTTGCCGCAAGCTCGCCACCGGCTGCGAAAGTTGCCTTGACGACCGATGTTTGTCGTGCTTCTGCGGCCAAGTCGCCATTGGCCACAAAAATTGCGCTGACCGACGATACTTGCCGAGCATCGGCGAAAAGCCCACCAAGCCCGGTAAAATCTACCCTAAGCGAATAAACTTGCGGGCCAACCGTGCGCTCGGTGAGAACTCGTTCGAACCACGATTGCGGTTCGGCGCCTTGCGGCATCCCGCCGAATGATGTGGCAGGGTAATAGAATATCCGCGCGCCCGAACCAAATCCGCTTGCGCCCGGTAGCGTCGCGTTGATCGCGAAGCTTTGATTGACGCTGGCGGAGAGATTGCCAGTAGCATTAAGGCTCGCACCAACGCGGGCGTAGCGATCCGCGCGCGCGGTGAGACTGCCAGCGCCCGCAAGGATCGCGCTGACCACTTGCCGCTGGTCAGCGTCCGCAACGAGGCCACCTGCACCATTAAGGCCCGCGCTAACTGGCGAATAGCGGCTGGCCTGCGCACTAAGATTGCCCGCGCCAGCGAATGTTGCGCTGACGACTTGCCGCTGAGTGGCGTTCGCTATTAAACCGCCAGCGCCACTGAGAATAGCGACAGCTTGATGAGCAACACCACCAGCCGTGATGATGCCATCAGCAAATAGAGAACCGGCGCCAGCAAATGTTGCTTTGACGCTTAGATTCTGGCTCGCACTCGCCGCGAGCGCGCCATCGCCAGTGAGCGTCGCTTTTGCAGTTAGGCTCTGTCTTGCATTCGCCGCGAGCGCGCCATCGCCAACCAATGTCGCGCTAACACGATCAACTTGCCGCACCTGCGCAGAGAGTGCACCGGCACCCGCCAATATGGCAGATACCGCCAGCGGCGCCCCGGCAATGGTGGCATTGGCAACGAGAGCGCCAGAGGCGGACAGGCGCGCTTGTAGCGCCTCAATGACAACCGGCGTGTCGGCATCCGGCGCCGTGATCGTGATATCGGCAACGGTGTAATTAACCGTAACTGCTGGGGTGACAACCGTCGCATCAGCATAGAGATCGCCAGCACCGGCAAGACTCTGACCGACGCTGTGAATTTGCTCAACGTCGGCGCCGAGCCCATCATCAAGGGTAATGGTGCCGGTGCCGACTCTGACCGTCATGGCTTACTCGTTGGCGACGTGATCTTGCACAACTTCTTCCAACAGCATGTTCGTGACAAATTCCAGATGGCGAATAATTTCGACCTTATCCATTCCCGAAAACTTGGCGGTTTCCTGCATCAACTCATCGATTGCGTCGCGGATTTCGCCAACCGTCATTGCTGCCTCACAAGATAGCGCGCTTCCCCCGCCACAATAAGCACTTGCTTGCCGAGTTCTCGCACGCAGTATTCGACAACTTTACTGCCATCGCCTTCCTGCCATGCATCCGGCCGATCAGGATCAACCATCACCACCAGAACATTCGGATCATTCGATCCAGTGACAAACAGTCCGATGCGATCTGGCCGATAGCGATCCGCCATATCCGGCGACATCAGCCACGCACAGCGAAATTCACGACATGGCTGCGGGCGCATCGCGTAAATCTTGCAGCCGACGCCGCGTTCACAGTGCTTACACCAGACATTCGCTGGCTTGGCGAGCACATCGATGTAGAATATTTCGCAACAAAGATTACAGCCGCCGCATTCACGCATTCACGCCAGCGATATTTTCAGCCCGCCCGGATTGAACGACCACTGGTCGGCAGATTTGGCGCCGATATTGGCGATACCGCCATAAGCGAGACGATTGCCGCCCGCCGCTGCATCCCAAATGTTGACGCCCTTGGCCGTCACCGCCGCCGGACCCACGCTCACAATAATGGTATTGAGATTGGTGCACGACCCCTGCGGTGAGTTGGCCACCGCAAATGTCGCAGTAAATCGTGCAGGCGTGCTCGGATGATCAAAGGTCGATTGACTGGTCGGCGTTTGCGTCGCGAAGCTCACATAACGATTGCTTGGCCGCGTCGGCGTCGCACCGCCGAGCAACCAATCCAATACCGCCTTTTCTGCATAGTCGCTCGCAGGCATGCATCACGTAATGCTGATCGGCGGTGGCGGCGCAGAAGGCACATATTGCTGGCGCTGCACTGAATCTGTCGTAGCATTCATAAAGCCGTTGAGCCATTCGACAAACATTTGCAGCGCGTTGATGATAAATGGTGGCGATCCCGGTTTGCCCGCGATGAGCTTGTCGTTATAGGTTGTCGCGATCCACGACAAAATTTGCTGCGCGTCGGCATCGCTGATCGTGTAGTTCTTCGTGCCATTAATACTGCCACCGCCCGGCCATGTGATGTTGCTTGGCCAATTCGTCGGCGCTTGTGCCGGAAGATTTGCGAAGCCAGTTGATGTGATCGCCATGTTTCCCATAATTCAATCCCTCATGCCACGTCGTGAACGATGAAATAGCTGCCGCGCTTGGCCACTGACGCCGTACCGTTGGAAACCGACTGCGCGAATTGCACCGTGAGCGTGCCTGCCGCATTGACCGTGATGGTGCCGCGAATGATGATGTGTCCGGCCGTTCCCGTTGTGGCTGCGTTCGCCACAACACCAGCAAGCGCTGTCGCCTGTGCATTGCCTTTGATGCCGTTGGCCGCCGAATCAATGATCCAGCCATCGTAAATGATGTTCGTGGCAGTTGCGGTTCCGCCGATAGCCGCGCGCACACCGCCTGCCGCCGCGCAAGTATATGAGATGAATGCTTCGAAGCTGTAGGTGCGTCCGGCCTGCACATCGACGGAAAGACCGGTGACATCCGAGAGCGTGGCGCTCGATGTTTTACTGAAATCAGATGAGACGCGCTTCTGCCCGCCCCATTGCATCCAACCCGAAATATTCTGAGCGGCACCAGTTCCGATACCCACAACGCCAGCCGCAATGCGCGACATAGCAATATCTTGACCTCCTGCGGTTGTGTTGTTGGCCCATCCAACAACGCTGTCGCTAGAAGCCGAAAATGCTCCTAAACCATAAAAGTTAAATTTGGATGTGCCAGCATTGTTGAGGAAGTTGACTGAGGCATGACCGCCAACATCAACAGCACTAAAATTGAACGTTGTACTTGTGCTGACAAAAGTTACATCTCGGCCTGAACCCGATCCTGCTTTTTGTGCTCCAATCTTCAGCACATTGCTTGACCACTCTAATGCACCTCGTTCGTAATTACTGGCATCGGTGTAGGTATTGTAAAGGCGAAACGTCTGCGCATTGGTGCTGTTGCGCTGGGCGATGATGCCTGCCGCATCACGCCAAAGTCCTGTATCGGCACCGCTCGTATAACTACCTGTGTTCCAAGCCAACGCCAGTGGCGCATCTAAACGAAGTGAGGCCCCAAACCCGACCTGACCGCAAACCATCACAGATCTGCTGTTGACCACGTCGCCGATGACAAAACCATTCGGTCCATTAAAAATTCCATTGACTGTGTCACCACTCATGCAAATGGCGGAGTAACCTTGAAATGCAAAATCCTTAACGACTTGGAATTTAGATGCACCGCCAACCTGCAAATCGATCAATTTCGAGTCGGCCGCGCTCGCCGTGTTTGTGATGTTCGCCTTGAGAGCGGTGAATGTGACAGCACCCGCATTCCACGTCTGCGCTAGATCGAGGATCGGTCGATCTGTTGTCTGCGTCAGCGTTCCAGTTCCGGCAACCTCACTTTTGATTTGATTGTCATTGATTGCAAGCCGCGAATAATTACTGCTATCACTGAAGCTGCGATAAACGCGGAAGCTCTGCGCGTTGGTGCCATCACGCTGATCTAAAATTGCGGCGCTTGCCTTAATTAGATATGGTCCGGCGGAAAATCCAATGAAATTTGTGTTGTAAAATTGAATTCCGTCTGACTGACCTAAAGATATCGCAGGTCTTGAATCTCCGTAATTGCCCGCACCCACCAAAAATGGACCGCTAAAATTTGCAAAATATCCGGCCGGAACTTCGACATCTCCGTTCTTGTCAACGCTGAATTTGCTTGAGCCGCCAAGCTGCAAATCCAAAAGTTTGGAATCGGCCGCGCTCGCCGTATTGGTGACATCCATCTTGATCGCGGTGAATGTCGTACCGCCAGCGTTCCACGTATCAGTCAGATTACGCAGCGAAACCGTCATGGCGTAGCTTGCGCCCCATTACCTTTTTGTTGTCCTTGCTGTTGTTGCTGCGCTTCCCAAGCGCGCGCCGCCACTGCGCAAATTCAATGCTTCATCGGGAGTGAGTTCAAGATGGATCATGGTCCATTTACCACTTGCTGGCCGTCACTCTGCACAACATAGGTGCCGTCGCTCTGCACGACGTAATACGTGTCATCAACAGCGGGGGCGCCGAAGCCGAATGGAACAGTGATCGTGAAGGCATTGAGCGTGAACGTCTGCCCGCCCGATATGGACTTCGCCTCATCCAGCGCACCAGTCGCCAACAAGCGCGAGTTCACACTATCAACCGCTGCCCAATGCGATCCCATGCCCGCCGCCGTGCCGACGCCATCGCTGATTGCGTTGAGCGCGATCTTGCGTCCGGCTGGCGTCGTGCTATCGGCAATCGACGCGAAGATGCTTCCCGGCGTGCCGTCCTTTATGCCGAGATCGACGCTGGCGACATTGGCATAGTCGGTCGGCTCGGCACTGCAAATATACAATTCATCGGCTAGATCGAGTGCGGTCAATCCATGATCAAGCACATAGCTGCCGAGCTTCATGACATCGGCGGTTGAATTGATGCGAGACAGTTTTGCACTTGCACATTACTCGCCGTGACCATGTTGGCATTTAAGAAGTTCTGTTCCTGCGGTGTGAGCTTTGGCCATATTTCGCTGAAATATGGTTCCGTGAGAACCAAGTAATCGTGTGCTCCGTCCTTGCAGCCGAGTGCACCAAAAAGAAATTCGGTCGTATCATCGGGGGACTTTGGATGGCCCAATATCCGCGTCCAGAAATCGGCCGACATTTGTTTGCATTCTTGCTTCGTGTTGAAGCGCAGATACATTGTCTCGGTGAGAGGCGGCGGCATCAGAAGCCCCAATAAGCCGTTTGGTTAGCATCTAAGTCTATCGCGTTTGCAGACGATAGTTTAACCGGATAAATTCCCAGTTCCATTATCCTCCCCATCTGAGGACCAGTTCTCACGGCGCCGCTCATCGCGGTGCCTCCACCAAAGGGCGTGCCGGTCGTCTCAACCGTATCAACAAACACCGAATCAGTGCCACCGCTCTGCGTGCAAGCGGCCGTATGCCAAGTATTTTCCGCCGCCGCTACGGCGCCACCATTACCGATGTCAAAGCAGTATATTAAATCAGGGTCTTTAGTGAGAAATTGAATTGGTGGACCAACGCTCTCAAGTATCGACCCTTGGAAGGTTGTACTTCCATTGACAACAGCAACCCAAGAATAGGGAGCGGAGCGCGCGAATGCCCCGGTAGTTTGAAGATTGACGCTGCCAGATAGGTCCATAGTTGGATACGCCCCAAGAAAAGCCAATAGAAACGGAGGCTGATTCGCCGCCGTTGCCTGCTCCAAATGCGCAGTGCCAATTTGATCATAGAGCTTGACCACAAATAGATTTGCTGCGCCTTTGAATGTGCTGATGGCACTTAGATCGAGCCCACCACCAGCTATCGTTGCAAAATCTTGCTCGGCATTATCGCTACTGCGGCGCAGACGAACAGCGTTGGTGCCAATCACATAACCCGAATAAGCGCGCAATCCCCACCATCCAGCCGCATTAGGAACAATATCGCCGGGTCCATAATAGTCAGTGCCCCAATATTCTTTTTGATTGGCAAACATGTCTGCCGCTTGTACGCTGGAAAATACTCCGCTCCAAACTCCCGACTCGACAAT